TTAATAAGCATTTTTTGTAGCCAAATTAAATGCTTTTCGGTTAATATCCTGTAAAGGATTGCCGTTTCTGCTCACAAATACATATTTAGAATGGCGGTTGCGGATAGACTCAAGAAGTTTTATGGCTTCTTGGTTCAACAATAGCGATCGTGCCTTACCTGACTTTGCAACATCATTAGTCACGATTGCTACTTTCCTTTCAAAATCTATCTTATCCCAAGTTATTGTTAAAATCTCTGTGCGTCTTGCTCCTGTCATCAAGGCAAATTTGCAGATAGATTTCATCCAGTCTGAACTTAATTTATCTATGAGCTGTTTTGCTTGTTGTTTCGTGATCCAACGCACTCGAATTGGCGGTTCTTTCTTTTTCTGTATATATGGCACAGAATCCAGCATACCGAGCTTATGAGCGATATTTAATACTCTCAATAAAGATTTCACATACTTGTTTTGCGTACTATGAGATAATGGGTTCTTAGTATTCGCATTCTTTTTTGGGATATTTAAGATAATTTCTTGTGCTGTTAAAGAGCTGAGCTCTCGCCCTGCGAATTTAGAGAGCCAGTATTCTGCGTGTCGCTTTTTCGTGGCTTTATCCTTTAATTCTTCAGCGGAACGGACATAATGTAATAAAGCATCTTCGAAGATGTATTTTCTCTTTGTTTCGAGCTTATCTTCTGCCCACATTTCTTGCTTGAGTTTGTCGTGATACTGCTGTGCTTCACGTTTTACAAGCGTGCGAGTGCTTCTCTTAATTCTCTTGCCGTTTGGGGTTGTGATATCAACCCACCACGGACCGTTTGCTTTTCGTCTGTAGATCGACATTTTCTTTTCTCCTCGACCGACAGAGATACCCCACGGTCATTATTCGCTTGTTTTTTTACTCGGTCAAGATCTGATCGTTTAACCCGCCAAACTTTAGATCCTGCCATTTTAAAAAATCCCCAATCTGCTAGGTGCTGGCGGACGGTATTTGGGTGGCAATTTAACTCTTTGGCGACTTGGTTAATTGTTAAATGTTCTATGTGTGTCATTCTTTTTACCCAATAAAAAACCTAGCTTTCGCTAGGCTTGTTCGTTGATCCATAAAATAAAACCGCCCATAAAGAGCAGTTGGTTGTGGTTAAAAGTTTGCTAATCGTTGTTGATTAAGCTGGGGTATGGCTTGTTCAATGAATGGGTCAAGCCATACGTTAAACTCGTGTGCGATGTCGTAGGCTTTTCCTGCAATATCGTTTTTAACATAGCGAGAAATGCCCAAATCTTCGTACAGTTTACGGTGGAATACTTCTACTTCTTTGGCAAAGGCTCTGGCTCTTACAAGATATTTGGCAATTTGTTCTGCATCTAAACCTGCAATGGTGATGTCTTTTTTACTGCGGTCAATCGGGCGGTATTGGTTGCCGAGTGTGTTTAAGAAGTTGATAACGCGTTCAAACATTGTTTGCGGTAGTTGGTCATACTTCGCTACGTTAAAAGTGCTTTTGAGCCGAGAGTAGATTTCTTGCCAGTGTAATCCTGTTCGATAGTGAGCCTGTTGTACCGCTTCTTGTATGGCTCGTTGTTGCTCTGGGGTAATTGTAAGCGGTGCGATTTGCGTAGAATTTTGCAAAATCTCACGATCAAAAATATCCAGTACCCATTTGCGAAACTCTTTGGCGACTTTGGTGCGGGCGAACATTGCGATGAGGTGCGCACCACGCAAAGAGAAGACGCGAACTTGTTGTTTTCCGCCTGCGGTTTGCAGTTCGATAAGTGCGGTCATTTCTGCGGTAAATTCGTCTGCGTTGCGGTTGTAGATTTTTACGATTGCTTTTGTAGGATCAGCGTATTCTAATGCTGTACCTAAATCGCTTGCTGTTAAGAATGTGTGGTTGTTTTTATTGATAACCGAAAGAGTAGTGTTTTGAAATGTTAATGTAGTCATTTTATTATTCCTTGTGTTTGTTTTAAAACTCATCACAAGCTACTGCAATAACTGGTGATGAACTGGCTAAGGTTTGCAGTAACCGTTACACAAGGAAGACGGCAGATCTTTCGATCTCCTTAACCAGCCCATCATTGACTACTTTTAAAGGGGTTCCCCAATTTGGGGGTACCTTTGAAAGGTTTGATTTGACTAGATTTCGGCTATAAAAAAAGTCGCTTTTGGCGACTATCATTATCTCCGCCACTCAATTCAGGACTGCGATCCCGACTTTCTGTTGAAAGTGGGAGTATCTTAAACTGAATTGGGTGACGGTGTCAATAAAAAAGCCTGCGTGGTGCAGGCTTTTCAGGGCAACCGCATATGTTGTCCATTTTTCAACCTACACACCGAGCAACAGCTCATCTCGAAATTCATCTGACCAACCAGCAGCGGTCAATTTCCCTTTCATACTCTGCTTTTTCGGGTGCAATCGAGCCAAGTTCAACGCTAATCGACGCAAAATTGCCAGATTTTCCGCACCCCATTCATCGGTCACAGCACATTCGTCTTCTTTATAGACCACATCTAGCACCCAATGGGCTTTGTTTTCCACTTCCCAATGCCCTCGCACGCACTTCGCCAATATTTGAACATCAACATCCAAACTACTGATATAAAAGACTTTTTCTTGTGATTCTTTGCCATTATCTGACCGCTTGCGACACACCTCCAACACCGATTTTATCCCCTTCCATTCCTCCGCTTTGCTCAGCCAATCACTCACTTTCAGCTTACGGTAGTAACGCTCATCAATTCGACTACGTTCCGCATTTACCTCCTCATACGTCTCAAGCATTTCGGGGCAATCTCGGCGGATTTTGTGAAAATACGCCTCCACTTCCGACTGAAATTGACGGTGATTTTTCTTCAACGGCATCACATAATCCCCTTTCTTTTCGATGATTTTCTCCGCAATTTTCTTCTGTGTATTCATCGCATCCACCGTTATAACGGCATTTTTTAAGCAAAAACTATCGATAATTTCCATCACCGCCTGCTGCTCATTTTGCTTACCCGAGGATTTTTTCTGCGATAAAATCAAACCACGAGACTGGCTCCACACCGTCACACTGTGCAAAGCACTTTGGGTTTCCGGATTGAAACTATGACGAAGTGTCTTGCCATCAATCGCAATCACTTCACGTCCTTGTTGTGTGCGTATCTCATTGATAAAATTAAGAAAAACCTCATTAAATGCTTGTGGCTCAATGCGTTTTATTACACGGGCGATAGTATCATCGACAGGAATGCCACACTCAAAAGGACGATATTTTCGCAACCAATCCAAATGTAATTCGCCAAAAAGTTTGATTTCAGTCCAGCTGTTTGCCCCCGAAATCACGGCACTGACGACGAGAAAAACGATGTCTAAAAAGTGGTGTTTTTGATTATAGGCTCGTGGGTCGGATAAATTTTCAAAAAACGAAAAACGCTCATTTTACAACCTGATTTGATATGGATAATTAAGGTGTATTAGATCATAAATTTGAGAAAGATGCGATCTTGCCCTGGCAGGCTTTTAAAATCAATTATTATTTTCTTCGGTGTTATTTGACTTTGGTGCTTCAATTTTTTTGCCGATCACAAACACCCCTGCAATAGTCGCCAACACACTAATCATTACTGTTGCAGCTAATCCTGGGTGACCTTGTGAAACAAGATAAAAACAGAAGCCTGCTACAATAACAACACTCAACATACCAAACCATAAACCGAGTGATTTTTGTTTTAGTGAGGTTTTATTTAATTCAAAACGTTCATTTTTTGCCTGTTCGGCATAAGTCATCACTCTGTCGCCAAAGTTTAGGAATATGCTTGGCATATTCTGCCATTTCTCTTGCTGGTGGCAGTGGACCGTGGTGTAAAGACATTGCTTGTTGAACAATGATTGTTTGTGCTGCATCGGTATTGATAACTTCAGCAAGTAATTCTGGGTCTTTAGTAACAACTTCGACGATTTCTTGTTTATTTTCGCTGTGCATTAACAACTTCTCCTATCCCTTTTCGTAAATCATCACCAAGCTGCCTAAAATCATTCTGCATATTTTTTAAGTCATCTTGTGGAGAACCGATATCAATTGAAGCAAATAATGGGGCGATATTGAACATAGAACCAAAACCAATAAAGAAATTGGCAATGCATTGATGTTTTGTCATTTTCATATTGATTTCCTAAATTAAAGTTATTAAGCCACACACAAAAAAAGCCTGCAAATGCAAGCCCTGTCACGTTCTGTATTTTAAAAAAGCACTTTCTGTTGAAAGTGGGGGTATCTTAAATCAAAGGGCGGTGGGTGTCAATACTAGATAAAACAAAGGGGAGCCTTTTAGCTCCCCACTTCACGATTAAGTTAGCTTGTTATCGCTTTGCTTAATCGACCAAACATTTTTCAGCTTGGTTTTACAAGCCCCTTTCGGGTTCACTGTTAATTTAACTTAACTTTAAGGCTTTAGCAACTGCTTTTTTGATATTTGCAAAATCTTCATCATCGATCACAGGTACGACATATTCACGTTTTTTTAGCTTATAACGATCTAATCTTGATAATGATACTGTATAAACCATATCACATTTAGCCCAACATTGAATATTGCTTTTATCAGGTAACGGGTTATTAGGCATTGGGTAGTGATAGGGCTCTAATGGCTCCGGTTTGGTAGTACTTAATGGCACAATGGTAACCAATTCGCTATTTTTCTTGTGCTTTGATATAACGACAACAGGACGAGTTTTCACCATTTCAGGGGCAATAAAACCCGAAAAATCGCACATTACAACGGCTTTTTCTTTAGGTTGATATTTTAATGCCATTTTAAAATCCTTGTAATAAAAAAGCCGTAAAATACGGCTTGAAAGTGCGGTTATCTTAATCCTAATTGGCGGTGGGTGTCAATATCAATAAATTATATAAATAATGCTTGTATTTTGTTTTTATTATTTATATAATGAACTTGTTTTCGGAATGGTTCTGAAAATAAGAAGCCCGACTGAAATCGGGCCTTTAAAAAAGGAGCTAGGATTATGTTTTGGAAAATCGCAATCCTAGTTATCTTGTTAGTGGTAAGCTCAAATGCTTACTAGTTAATAGATAACCCTGCGGGGGATATGTGGAAGTGTCCCCCAACGGCTCCTAATATAACAACTTCAGTTTTAAAAATCAACCAAAGGTAATAAAAATGGCAAACGCTCAAACAGAACATTCTCGTAAACTTCGTGCGGAAACTTCACGCCGATTAAATGATAAAGCCTTAGCGGAAGGTAAGGCACGCCGTATTTTAATGCAATTACCTTCGGAAGTTGCCGATGAATTTGATGCCATTTGTGCTGAAATGGGTGTTTCTCGTCCACAGGCGATCAAGGCTTTATGTGCGTTGTATCGGGGGAAGTAGGGGAGGTTTTTTCTCCTGTTAAAAATTAAACCCCTGCCCGTGTGTTACGACTTTTTCGATTTCTTCGTAGCGGCGGACGTTAAATTTCTCAAACTCTAATACTTTGACTAGGCTTTCTGCTTTAGCCTTGAGTTGTTCGAGTTCTTGCTGTTGTTTGAAATTCTGTGCGACAAGTTCTGAAATGTGTTCGTTTGCTCGAATAACGGCAAGGGCTTGCCGTGAGCAGAGTGTTACATAATAGTTTAACTGCTTACGCAGTTTGAAAGGATTGAGGGTTTTCATAGTGGTTCCTTTGGTCAATCGAGTTAGTTAAGAATTCTACTTTGAGCAACTTCAATCAGTAGTTTGTATTCGTGATGGGTCTTGTCATCGTGGACTTCTTTTGATTTTGATAAAAACTCGTCCACCGTGCCTGTAAAGCAACCACGAGTAACAATTAACCCAAATTTTCCATTAAAGACCGTAAGCGTTCCATTTTCTGAACCTACATTACTTGCCCAAAAAATCATTTTGCATTCAGAGATAACTGCAAAAGATCTCACCCGAGCATTACCGAACACCCGAGCGATATCGTACACCCGAGCATCACCGCACACCCCAGCGTTACCGTACACGCAAGCGTCACCGAACACCCGAGCATTACCGAACACCCGAGCGTTACCGAACACCCAAGCCTTACCGTACACCCGAGCATTACCGTACACCCGAGCATTACCGAACACCCAAGCCTTACCGTACACCCGAGCATTACCGTACACCCGAGCATTACCGTACACCCAAGCATTATCGTACACCCCAGCGTTACCGTACACGCAAGCGTCACCGCACACCCGAGCATTATCGTACACCCAAGCATTACCGCTATGATCTAAATTCTTTTCGGTTTCGATATAACCGCCTAATTGGCCTGCTCCAACTAAACCAAATGTAATAAGTGCTTTAATTCGATAGAGCGTTCTGCCGAAATGTTCTACTGTGTCATCTTTGAGTAGTTCGTATTTCTTTTGTGTAGTTTGTTCTGTCATTTTTAATTTCCTCGCAATAAAAAACCGCCTGTATTGCTACAAGCGGTTGGTTTTCGTGAAAATGTTGCAATAAAAAAGCCACCGTAAAAACGATGGCTTTTCTTAAAACTTCTTGATTTTGTTAGTACACTAATCTATAATGCACTTGTTTTCAGCAATGGTGCTGAAAACGAGCTGGGTCCGACCTTAAATCTAACCCAACTTTTGGAGGGATAACATATGCTTTACCGCATTATCCTAGTTATCATTCTCTTAGTAATTAGCTCCCCAGCATACTAAGTTGAATGAACTAAGCAGGGGGAGAAATCTCCCTGCTCTTCAAAACTGATATTAAGGATTTATTATGGCATTGTCAAGAAGTGAGATTGTGGCTCGCAGTGATGCAAAAAAGGGGATGCAAGCCAAAACCTATAAACTTCCGCAAGCGTTGGTGGCTGAAATTGAGTTGTTAGCCAAACAGTGCGGTATCTCTCAAGGATTGTTAATTGCTCAAGCCGTTGAGCTGTTTAAGCAATCGCAGAAAGGGGCGTAATGCCCTTTATTAAAACGCCCTCAAAACTAAGGGCGTTAATTAAACTCAAAACGGTATTTCATCATCAAAGTTATTTGCTGGCAGACGTTCATCATCAGCATAACCGTCCCATTCTTTCTGTTTTGTTTGTTGTTGCTGTTTTGGCTTACCCTGTGGTTCTTGTGCCCAGTTGTTGTTACTGTTACCACCTTGCGAACTACTGAGCATTTCGAGCTTGTCAGCGATAATTTCCGTAGTGTAGCGGTCTGTACCGTCTTGTGCTTGCCATTTGCGGGTACGAAGTTTCCCTTCAATGTAAACCTTAGAGCCTTTCTTTAGGTATTGCCCCATAATTTCGGCTAATTTCCTAAAAGCGGTAATGCTGTGCCATTCGGTATTTTGCTTTTTCTCGCCTGTCTGTTTGTCGGTCCATTCTTCCGATGTGGCGACACTAATTTTAACGACGGGGTCACCGTTTGGCATTGTACGCATATCAGGGTTATTGCCGAGATTGCCGACTATGATTACTTTATTCACGCCTGCCATTACATATACTCCTGAATGATTTGTTGATAATAATTTTGTGCTGAGGTGAGCCTTTCTTGGATTTTTGAAATCACTTCTTCATCTCGCTTTATGGTGACTGTGGTAATTCGCTTGGCTTGTGGAATTTGCTCTACTAGGTCGATTAGCTTTTCGCCGTTGTCGTAGCTTGAGATTAAATCAAGCGGAGTAGGGAAGAGTACGAAGTCGATTTGTGCTTCTTCGCAATCCCAAAGCCACATATAGCCTTGCATTTGGTAGTCATAACCTGCTTTTTTGGCTTTTTCTTCGGCTTCGTCTTGGAAAAAGGGGTGAGAGCCAATGTCCCACGAGCATTTAGTGTCAATAATGAGCTTGCGTGAGGGAACGTAAATATCGCATTCGCCAGTGATGAAAGCATTTTCTCTGCGTTCGGTATTCTTTTTTAGCACCAAACCACGAGTAAACCCGCTTAATTTGATGGCTTGCTCTTCAAGCTGATTACCTTTTTCGGTGTACTTGTTGCCGTCAAAGGATTGGTAGCCGAACAAGTCAAACTTTGCAATCTCTCGCACCGCATTTTTGGCAGTATCGGAAATTTTGCCCGCATCTTTATCTGCTTTTGAGCGTGGCTCGCTCATTAGTTGGTGAAGTTGAGAGCAACGGACTTTTAGGTTATACATTTTTTCCATTGTGTTTCCTTTGGGTGATGATGGTGGATTAAACTTAATTTGATGGGTGTCAATCATTCCCTTTTATTTTCGAGCTCTTCTAAAATCGCATACTGCTCTTGGCTGAATTCGTTACCTTGATCGCATAGCTCTTGCAGAGTAACTTCTTTGTTGATGATGTTTTGCTTAAGCATTTGGAAACGCTCATCACTCACAATCGTGGAAAACTCTACATCAAGAATATCATCATCTTTTGGTGGTTGTTGTGTTTCTGCCACTCTTTGCTTATCGACTTCGTTTTCCATTTCAACAGCACGAGCAAGCTGTTCTTGCATTGGCATTTTGCTCAACACATATTTAGTCGCTTTGCCCATATACATTTCCAAATTCCACAGCGAATAAGGCGAGTAGCTACCGTTTTTCTTGCTTGGGCTGACGCCTGCAATTTGCTGGATTTTGCCAATACTAACGAATTTGTGACTGATTTCACCGTCCTCTTTAGTGGAGACAAGCACGCCTCTCAAATGGCTTTCAACCCATTCTGGTAGGTGGTCTTGTTGGGCGTCTAAATTCGGAATATGCTTGACTGTGGTTTCAAAACCATCACTTGAGATTTCGAATTCATCACAATCATAGACGGGAGTGACATTTAATCGAATACCAGCTCTTTTGGCTAACAGTTGCCAGCCTTTATAGCCAATTTGAAATTCAGCATCTTTTTTATAGCGGACAATGTAGGCTAGACCCATATTTTTGTTGAGCGACAAGTCTAATTCTGCGGCTTGTAATCCTGATTTGACAATGCTTTCGGGAGAACAAGTGGCTAATGCACTATCTAAAGCTACATTGATGAGCGTGGCGGAAAATTTCTCTCGTTTCACTGGGTCGCCAAGCAGTTGCATAATGCGATTTTGAGTTGCCTGACCTGTGATGAGAGATTTTATTTTTGTTTGACGTACCGCAAGTGGATTTTTGTTTTTTTCATTTTGTTGTGTGTTCATTTTTAAAACTCCTTCAGTTAATAAATATCCCAAGTTTTCTCTTCTTTTCGTTCTAAATCAGATTGGAGTTGAGCTTCAATTGCTTTTTCCCAAGCGGTTGTGCCGACAAGGTGGTTACAAAGGACATCAAAACCTTGTTCTCGTAGCCATTTTTCGATGTTAGCTTCAATTTTGAAATACGCTTCATCGCTATCATATTCTCCACAATAGATTGCTATGTCTGTATCAATGTCATTACCGTACATTCTGTTGCTCCTGAGTTTTCTTCACCATTTCCGCTAATGCTCCGAACATCTGCGGTTCAAGTACAATCGTGTTGGCGTTGGCTCTTCTGTCTAGCATTAGGCGGACATTGCCGTTTTTATCTACCAGATAGCCTTTTAAGCCGTAAGGGGTAAATGGTTTGCGTTTGGGCTGTGATGGCTTCGGCTTCGGCTCAACTTGTTCTGTTGGTGCTGTTTCAATCTCAACTTGTTCCGTCGGTGCTATTTGCTCAACCTGCTCTGCTTGGATAACTGTTACTTTTAGCCCAACTTTTTTAGCTTGCTCAATTACAATCGGATTATGCCCTTCGATTTCAGGGTAGTGAGGGATAGCTCTTTTACCGACTAAGCCTTTTTGACTGTTATATCTATCAATGGCTTTGTTTAAATTTCGGATAGCAAGAATTTCCGATGTCATTGGTACGCCTTGAAACTCTAGGTGTTTATCCACCCACATTTCACCGAAGTATTTTTTATTTGGGTTTTGTAAAATTTGAAGTTTGATCATCTTTTTGCTCCTACAATCAGTTTGTTAAGTTGGTTTTGGTTATGTTGTTTAATCAGCTTCACATCTTCACCTGTAACGTTATCAGGCGGTGGAAGATGTAGGGCTAATGCGTTGTAATTTACCTCTTCAGGGGTGATTTCAGCTTGTTTGAAGTCATCTTCCGTCCAAATCTTTTCTGCTTGGCAATTGCTTTCTACGGGCAGAGTAGAGACAAGCTCAGGCTCTTCACAGCCAGTTAAACTTCCGCCTGTCACAAAGGCGATAAGCAAGGCACCGAGTAGGTATTTCAGGTTGAGTTTTTTGATAAGTGTCTTCATTTTTTATTCCTTTTGTTGAATTTTGGGTGTAGGAAGCCACCGCAGGCTTTCGGGGAAAGTGCGGTGGGGTTGGGTTTTGGGTTTAATTAAGTTTTAATCGTGATTTGATACGCTCAAATTCAATTGGGTTGCTTTCCTTAAACGGTTCGATGAGGCGTTTAAGGATTGGTAAGTTTTCATCAATGAGGCGTTTGTACTCTCGATGATGGCTGTACACCGCAGGGTGGAAGTTTGAGCCGATGGCTGCTAGGGGTTGTTCGAGTTCGCCTAGTAGGTCGTTCATATTGCGGTGTGAGATAAGTAGCCAAACGAGACTGTAGATTTCCGCACCGGTAAACGATGCCGGATAGCGGACTTCGGGTTTTACAAGCGGTTGGTTTTGTTGTTCGTTTTGCAAAATCTCACGGTCGAGAATATCCAACACCCATTTGCGAAACTCTTTGGCGACTTTGGTACGGGCGAACATTGCGATTAGGTGACAACCACGCAGACTGAAAATTCTCTGCTCAATTTGGCGGTTAGAACCGTTAATGCCATTCGTAGTCAATTTGACTACGGTTGTCATATCGGCAGTAAATTCATCAGCATTTCTTTCATAAATTTTAGCAATAGAATTAGTATGTTGATATTGTAAAGCTAATGCTAAATCACTTGATGAAATATAAGTTTGGTTGTTACGTTGGATCGCAGTTAATGCTACGTTTTGGAAAGTAAGTTGATTTGACATAATTTTGTACCTTTCGTTTTAGTTCAGTAGTCGATCACTTAGTAGGTGATCGGGCTTCAACTACCAACGAAAGATGGCGGAGCTTATTTCCACAAAGGTATTGTATTAGGCTCTCTCGACCCGATCATAACTGATCGCTACCTAAATTTTAGGTACAAAAAAACCGCTTTGTATCGGAGCGAGTAACCGACTTTCGTTGTGTAGTGCGGTTATCTTAATCCGAAGGGGCGGTTTTTGTCAATGGGATTTACTCTGTTTCCGAGATTTTAAATTGAACAGCAACGAGAGAGTAATCATCAATAGGTGATTTCTCTATTCTTTTTTGTAAGGTTGCTGAAAATTTCACAATGCTATTCATCGTTTTTTCAGAGAAGCGTGGGCGATGTTCCCAAAAATGATGAGCACCGTCTGACATAATGTAGATGGAGACCTCATTATTCTCATCCTTAATTTCTGACATCGGAATAAAGAATTCATCTGGTTTCATTTCGACTTGTGTAGAAATTGCCGTGGTGATGACATTTTTTCCTGATAGCTCTTTTAATTCTTTCTTTGTATAGATTTTTTCATCAAATAACTTTTGATGAGTTGTGTGATCTTTCGTTTTTTGGCGAAGTTTATTACCTTGCTTTATATATAGACGACAGTCACCAATATGCCCTATGCACAATCCTTCTTGTGTTAAATAACCAAATGTTAAGGTTGTAGATGCTTGGTTATATTCTGGGTCAAGTTTTTTAATTTCAGCCAAACTAGCGGAAAATACATTATTGTAAGCTAGTTCTAGGTTTTTGATCGCGATTCTGGAGGCAATTTCTCCGCCTTTGTATCCTCCAACACCATCAGCCACTGCAAATAAGTAACCGTTATTGTGTTTAGTGCAAGATAGAATATGATCTTGATTTTGCCGTATTTGTTCTTTTGGAAAAGAGAATGATGCACTAGCAATTAAGTTAATCATTGAATTATTCCCCCATCAAATGATTTATATCATTAATAATTTCTTGCACTGACATATACCTATCTTTAGGTTTTCTAGCTGTACATTTTTGCATGATTTTATCATATTTAGAGTCTAGCTGTAATTCTTCCATTACAACACCGATAGCAAAAATATCAGATTGTATTGAATAATCACCGCCACTTAAAATTTCTGGCGACATATACTGTGATGTCCCCATTTTTTGTCCAATTTGCGTAAGAGCAGTAGATGCACTATTTAGATTTTTCGTTAAGCCCAAAGCAATTCAGCCAATCGCACTTTTTCTTTAAATTCATTGACGGCTTTTTTAGCGTACGTCAATGAATAAGAATGTTCTCGTTTTTCACGGAATTTCTTTAGGTCCGAATGCTTGTCTTCTGCCTCTTTTAGCTTATGTTTGAAATACTCAAGGCTTTCAGGCATAGATAAATCAATTTTTTCAGCTCTTGATTCCCAATAGGCGATTTTATCGGCGTAGTTTTCGGCTTTTCGCATTTCTTCAACTGCAAGATCCATTCGACGGGCATTGCGTTCAATCAAAGCTCTGTGTCGGTTTTTCGCTGTGATGTCCGAGTTTTTTATTGGCTCAGCAAGACTTAAAAAGTCACGCCCCTCATTAGCCGCCTCACAATATTGATTACTGCGTTTTGCGGCGTTATCAGCATATTCTTGATAACGTTGTGCTTTCGCTGAGGCTCGAGCTTGACTATTCAACCCATCACAACGGACAAAAGAGTAAAAATAAAATCCACCTTGTTGTTTAACGAGGTTGTGTATTTCAACCTCCGTTTCATTGCCGTATTTACTTGTCACGGTAATAATTTCGTTCTTTTCGTGCTGCTCTTGGCATTTTGCTAAAAATACGTTTGGGCAGAACTTTGCATATGTATTCATTTTTTCACCTCAAAAAAACACCCACCTGTTACAGTGGGCTAACGTAGCGGATCATCATTATGATTACGGGTGTTTTAAGTGCTTACCGTATACACTTTTGTTTGTTGCCATTCAGAACCGCTCTCCAAGACAATCAAGGAGAAAATTGTCTAGTGTTAGCAAGAGAACGGTTTTGAATGGCGACCGCAGAGAGACTCGAACTCTCAACCTACTGCTTAGAAGGCAGTTGCTCTATCCGATTGAGCTATGCGGTCGATTTTACTTGCGTTTGTGCTACCTGATTCACTGCCAGTGCTTAACCTTTCCACAAGTAATCACACCGCTTGAGCTATGGCTTTCACATAGCTTGTTGATACCATCTCACCTTTGGCAAGCGGTGCGTTTTTGTCTAAATTGTGTCGAGATGAAATAATGGAATTAGCCGCCTTTTTGGAGTAATCTACGCATTAACCTTGCTATTTTTGAAAGCGGGTTTTCAGGGATATATACTGAAAGATGTATCTCGCCATCAACGGTCGCTTGGGACATTGCTTTGACTTTTTCTTGCGCCTCTTCAAATGAGTTGGCATAAACTTCTGTTGCCCACTTCTTTCCGCCGAAGCTATAAGAAACAGCATAGCATTTCATTTTTTCTTGCATAAGGAGTTACCTCTATGTATTTTCAAATTTTCCAAGGTGTTAATGGTCAGTGGTATTGGCGATTAAAATCCGCCAATCACGAAACCATTGCTTCTAGCGAAGGATATACAACTAAACAAAACTGCTTGCACTGCATAGGTTTAGTGATGGATACCACGCGAAAAACACCTGTTTATGAAGTTTAGTGTTCAAGTCCTGTTGGAGCAGGGCTTTAAATTCGTATCAACTCCCGACAACTACGTCTGATTTTCTCTTTGGCTCGAACTGTTGTTGGTTTGATTTTGCCTTTGTTGCAAGCGTAATTTGCAATATCAATCATTTTTTTGCTTGGTCTTTCAAGGCAGGCTATATCTACTCTTGAAAGGGTGTTAGCGGTCTGTTTTTTGCGATTTTTTGCGAACATTCTCGCTAGTCTGCCAGCTTTACCCGTTGTGCGAACTTCTGCTTTTTCGCAGTATTTGTTGCTTGTTGGGTTACGTTCGATAATGATTTTAGTCATTGCCGTGTCCTCTGTTTGTTGCTATTCATAGCGACACTTGTCTAACATTTCCTTTCCGATCTCAGTTCGTTGTAGATAAATCCGCATTGATGTGAGATGTTCCAGTTCTCTGTAAATGTCGCTATGAATAGCAATTCCTGTTTGCCTCAGCCCCACTGGTACAGGCGACCAACCTTGTTCAGGAATGTGGGTTATTCGTGTTGTTAAAGAGCATTGAGCCGTAGCTCGTTTTGATGGGTATAGTTTAGTAAACATTAAACGTTAAGTAAAGTGTTTATTTAGTAAAAAATAAATAAAGTTTAGTGTTTGTTTGGTAATTTATTGATTTTAAAGGAAAATAAATTTTGTGAAGTGTGTTTAATTGCTTGTTTTTTAATCATTTTCTTGGCGTCAGGAAGATGTTTTTGCAGAAATTTGATGAGATTTGACCGCTTGTTGTGAGTGTTAGGTGGGGTTAGTTAGTAGTAGTATGGAGTAGTTAGTAGTAGATTTTTGGCGAGAAAAACGCCCGCAGGGTGCGGGCGAATTTGCTATTTTTTCTCTTTCACTATTGCAACAAAATAGTGTCCTTCTTGTTGATAACCTATGATTTTTTGAGCTTTTTTGCTGTGATTCTGCGGTAGGCTCATTTTTTTTAGGTGCAACAAGTGAGGTTCTTGTTTTGAATGTGTGCCGCTCTGCTTTTATTGCAATTTTCATTTGAGTGTCAGTAAATAATCTCGTAGAGTGTCAGATTTTGGTGTGGTTTTGCGATTATTCTTAACCACAGTATATGCCTTTTCGCCTTTTTGGCGAGTAACTTGATAAGTTAGACCTTTTTCGTCAGTAAAGTTCCATTCGTGCGAAGTGTCACTTTCTGTACACTGCCAATCTAAGCCATTGTAATCAATTTTACTTAAATCGTTAAGAATATCTCTCACATTATTGTATCTTTTTTCAACATCGACTTCTAAACATTGGCAAACAATTTTCATCAATGGCTCAGGAATATGCGGAAGAATAATGCTTCTTGTCGGGAATTTTTTGTTGGTCAGAGCCGATAAGAAACTATCATTGGATGTCGCTACGCGCTCAAATTGAGCGTTAAAGGCTTTATCTCCAGCACACATACGATATAGAGTTAATCCGATTTGAAAAATATCAAATTGCACAGTTGCCCAGCCATTCTGTTGATGAATTTCTGGTGCTGTGTGTTTAATGTAATGGCAAGTTACCTGATACCATCCATTTTCATCTGTATAATCCGCTAAACCAAAGTCTGATAGTAAAGCTTCGTTATTATCAGAAAGCAAAATATTATCTGGTTTAATATCTAAATGAACTAAGCATTTTGAGTGAATATGGGCTACGCCACTAATAAATTGAATAGCGTATCGGATAATTTCTCTTGTAGTAAGCATACGTGTAGCCATTAACGATTTCAATGATCCGTTCTGGTAAAATGGCATTGCAATATACACATTATTATCATCTTTGCAGGCATATTGGATTTGTACAACATTGGGGTGGGAACTCGCATAAAGAATTTGTGCTTCTTTGAGTAATCTTTGTGTTTGCTCATTTTTTGAATTTGCAATCTCTTTTACCACAATTTCAGCATCCATATATTCATCGTGTGCTAAATACACCTTAGAATTTCTGCCTTCTTGCCCAATTTCTCTTATTTTTTTAAACGAAACTAATGCAGGTGAATAAATTTTTTCCATTGTCATTGTGCCACCGCCACTGCTACTAACATTGCTTCAGCTTCCTCTTTTGAAAAATCAGCAATATCCATTTCAATTCCTGTGTTATTTTCTTCTTTTTTGAGATATTTATTTAATTCTTTTGAAGATGTTTTTAACTTGCTCGCTATTCCAGATAGCATAAGTGTTTTATAATCAATAATATGGCTACTTGCGAAAGTTTCTTGAATAACCCCTTCAATATAAAGCCTATCAATACTAAGTGTTTGTGCGTTCCCTTCCGTGATTTTTATTCCTGCTTTTTGAATTTTGTATTCTCTAAGAAGATCAATAATGTTATTTCTAATATATTTTAATCTTTCTGGAATGATTAATGCTTTTGGCACAATAATTTGCTCAACATTTTCAAATCTATGGTTATCTGTGTTAAACACAGAAAAATAAATGCTTTTAGGAGTAACCCTTATACCTAGTATGTTCATTATAATTCTCTTTAAATAAACTAAATTCTAATTCCCCCGAATTCGAGGGGATTGACCTTTACCTAATAAAATTCAACTCAGCCTACAAATAACTCCTATGCTCAACCGCTACGCCAATAGCTACAAATCTTTAGGGTTTATTGGCAATACTCGGATAAATTTCCCAAGGATAATTGCAGTATCTAAGATTTCTCTTTTTATATCAAAAGGCTCGTAAGTCTTGTTGTCTGATAAGGCTCTATAAACGCCCCCTGGAATTTTTTGTAGTCTTTTAATATAAACTTCATCATCAATGGCAAAAATATATACACCTTCGTTATCGTAATAATTGATTGTGGTATCAATAAAAACGACATCACCTTTGTTTATTGTTGGAGCCATGCTATCAGTTGGAATAGTGATCATCTCAATACCATTACTTGATTTTCGCCCTACAATTTCAAGCAAACCATCTAAGGAGAAATAGATAGATTGAATAATTTCGGGATAGTTAGTATTGATAAAACCTGTTTCACCAGCCTTAGCTTTAAAGTTAATTAGATGAATAGGATATTGATGAGAATGTGTTTCTTGAATGGATATTGCAGACACAATAGCACTTTCTGTTTCTTCATCATAGTCTAAATAAAAGCTAGGCATTCCATACTCACTTTCTAATCTTCTTGCTGCACGCTCACCAAAAGATGATTTTCCTGATTTTAATTGTGATATGTAGCTTTTTTCCTTTTCTGGAATATCTCTTGTACTGAACCATTCTGTAAGTTTTTTCTACGGATCTCTGGCAGAGTCATATTTTTAATCATAACTAACCTCACTTTTCATTTTTAAATCATTTTATTTAGTATTTCCTAAACAAGCAAAAACTAAACTTTACTTGACTTTGTATTTAGTTAAATCTAAACTAAATCTAATTTTTACTTAACAGGAGTGATGATGGACTTAACTAGTTATTTGTCAGATCGTCCTCGTGGCTTCAAAACTACTTTTGCAAAAAAGCTTGGTATTTCTAAATCTTATTTACGACAAGTTGAAACAGGATACTCACCAATGCCTGCTTATCTTGCTAAGAAAATTGAAGAAGTCACGAATGGCGAAGTAGCCAAATCTGAGCTTCGCCCTGATCTGTGGGATTAATTTACCCTATGAGGTACGCAATGGCACGCAATGAATTAAGCAAGTCTGCAATGAAGATTGCGGACTTAATCAGACAGAAGGCATCATAGACGAAAGATGCTCAAGCGGCAGAATATGTTGGTGTAGATGCATCAACGATTTGTCGTTTTAAGGCAGAACATTTAGACAAATTCTGTGCTTACCTTGATTTTTTAGAATTGGAGGTATCAGAGAAAGGTTTGAATCGTTTGACAAACAGTGAACTGGATGCCCTCAAGCTATTTGCAGAGAAGGGCGTTCATGCTATTGGCAAATAAAAACCCACGCTGGAACGTGGGTAATGGGAAATAATGTTTATGAAAACAGAGCTATTATCTCTTAATCAGAAAGAAAATGCAACCCTGACGATGAGTAGTCGGGAGATTGCACGTTTATGCGAAAAACAGCACGGCCATGTCTGCCGAGATATTGAAAACCTTAACCAAACTTATGAAGAAATGGGGTTATCCAAAATTGGAGAGGGGTATTTCACCCATCCAAGTACTGGGAATCAGCAACACAGAGAATTTATTCTCACTCGTGAGCAGTGTGTGGATTTAATCACAGGCTATCGTGCCGATGTTCGCATTCGTATCAATCGCCGTTGGCAAGAACTGGAAAGCCAACAAGCGGTACGTTTACCACAAACTTTTGCAGAAGCGCTACGTTTGGCGGCAGAACAGGCGGAAGTTATAGAGAGCCAAGATAAGCGGTTAGCGGAGCAAGCGCCTAAAGTGGCTTTTGTGGATCATTATGTAGAAGTCGGCACGAGTAAATCCCTGCGTGAAACTGCCAAGATTTTAAATTTCCCTGAAAAGATGATGATTGAGTGTTTATTACGTGATCGTGTGTTGTATCGTCAATCTGGCAATCTATTGCCGTATCAAACCGTTCATTCAAAAGAGCTGTTTACTGTGAAAACAGGTACAGCAGAACACGGACATAATTTTACGCAAACCCGTGTTACTGGCAAAGGTATTGAGTGGATAGCACAACGTTATGCTTCGGAGTTAGGACTATGAGTAAATTTATTCCAAATTCATTTCAAGTGCCAAATGCGGTTGTTGATGAATTAATGAGCGTGTTAAGTGGGGCTGAATTTAAGTGTTATATGCTTGTTGTTAGGCAAACAACGGGCTGGAATAAGCAAAAAGATGCCGTTTCTATTTCTCAAATGATGGAAAAATGTAATTTAAGTAATCGTGGTGTCATTGATGCTTGTGACAAATTGGTGGAAATGGGGCTTTTAACTAAGTCTAAAGGGTATCGTGGAATGAATGTTTTTTCGGTTAATTTCGACAAAATTCCGACCTGTGAAGTAAGTTCACCTGTGAACTCAGCTCACTCGACCTGTGAAGTAAGTTCACAAGTACCTGTGAACTCAGCTCACACACAAAATACCACTAAACAAAATAACAATACCAAAAATAACACCCTAACGGGTGTTAACGCGCGCGAGAAAAAATCCGCAGATTTGATTTTGTTGGAAAAGTTTGGGATTACCGAACAACTGGCAAAAGATTTCATCGTCCATCGGAAATCTTTCAAAGCTCCGATCACCGAAACTGCGTTGAAAGGTTTTCAGCGTGAGGCGGATAAAGCCAAAATTCCTATTCAACAAGCCATTGCAATTTCGATTGAGCGTGGTTGGCGTGGGTTCAATGCTGGTTGGGATTGGCAAAATGACGGAGTTTCTGCAAAAAATCCACAAAATCCGTCCGCTCGTAATACTTCCAAGCCGTTTATCCCTGATGACGAAGGCAACTGGGCGGAAGGTATGTCTATCACGCTAAGGGGAAGTTAATGCAAAACGTGGCATCAATGAACTTGAAAAGCCTTGTCGGGCAAGAGCCAAATTACCAAGTGCCAGCAAAGACAACGGCAATTCCTGACGGTGCGATTAGAACCGTTAATCAATTATTCATTCAGCTTCGGGCGATTTTTCCTGCATGGAAAATTCATTTCCTGATGCAGACAGTTACCGTGAAGCAAAACGGATTTGGCTTGAAACGTTGGTGAATGAAAAAATTACGACGATTGAGCAACTGCAAAACGGGATTGCGCGAGCGAAAAAATCCAAAAATCCATTCTGGCCAAGCGTAGGCGAGTTTGTGGAGTGGTGCAAAACGGTGGACTACGAAGCGTTAGGTTTGCCTGATGAAGATAGACTTTACCAGCGGTTACAAGCGTTTATGAGGTTTGGCATGGAAGAAATCCAGCAGTTTAAGTTTGCTTCTACTGCGGAGTATTACTTGATTACCAATTTGTATGTGCGTTGTCGGACTGGTGAATGGAGCGATAAGCAACTCAAAGATGAGATTAAAAAATCCCTCGTCAAAATGAGCAAGCGGTTAAAAACGGGGGAGGTTTTACCAGAACCAAAGCTGGCATTACCTCAAGAAGTGAAAGCAGTCAATAGTGAAAAGGTGAGGGCTTTCTGGGGTGGTTTGTTGAAACAGGTTAGAGGGAGAAGATGAGTTTGGATTTTATTAAGAAGGTAGGTGGGTATTTTAGAAAAGAGCAGGTTGGTAGGTATGGAGCATAAGCGAAAATACTTTTTACGCACTGAGAAAATTAAAAACAATGCCCTTGAATTTGTGAAAGCGTTGCCAATAGATGAGAAAAAGCCGTTAGTGGTTGAAGTGAAGCCTATTACTCGCAACCTTGAGCAAAATGCCAAATTCCACGCAATGTGCGGCGATATTGCTAAACAGGTGCAATTTAACGGCGAATGGCTACCGCTTGAAGCGTGGAAGGTTCTTTTAATTTCTGCTCACGCAGAAGCAACGAAAGAAGGTTCTTGTTTGGTCACAGGATTGGAAGGCGAATTAGTGAATATTCGTGAGAGTACGGCTCAAATGAGCGTAAAACGAATGGCAAGTTTAATCGAATATGCAACTTCGTGGGGTGTTTCTAATGGGGTGCATTTTAATGACAGATGGAATTTTTGGGGGGTGAAATGATGGAAATTAAATCTTTTTCTTTTGGAAAATTAATTGCGGATTTAGCTATTGTTGGTGGCTTTGTTTATTCGCACTTGTATCTCACGGATAGTGCAGTAGTAAATGTTTATATTTGGGCTTTCTGGGCATTTTCTATTTTAACTTTAATGTCTGCGTTTATTAAGCCCACTAAGTTTTTGTTCACGGAAAACAGAGCCAAGCAAATGATTATAAGTGAGTTAACTATTAGCTTGGTCTTGGTTTATTTTGGGTATCCAGTATTAGCTACGGTCGGTTTTATATCAACTCTTGCTTATGCTGGCTGTAGAACTGTAAAGAACAACAAGAAAACAGGTAAACACAATGAGTAGTTACTTCTGCCCAAACTGCCAATCAATTCTTAAAGACTGGCGTAGGTTTTCTGAAAAAGTCAGAGATTAATAAGGAGAAGCCGTTTGCCTGTACTGGCTTGAAGTGCACTAAGCGGTGGAGTGAGAAAGAATTGGAGGCATTTAATGATAAAGCCGAAAGTGAAAACGCGTAAATGCAAATGCTGTGGTGGTGAGTTTAAGTCTGCGGATAGCTTTAGAAAATGGTGTAGTGCTGAATGTGGTGTGAAACTTGCCAAAATAGCCCAAGAGAAAGCACGTCAGAAAGCCATAGAAAAGCGAAATCGAGAAGAAAGGGCAAAGATTAAAGCAACGAGAGAACGCTTAAAATCTCGTTCTGAATGGCTTAAAGACGCTCAGGCTGTTTTTAATGAATACATTCGTTTACGAGATAAAGATGAGCCTTGTATTTCGTGCCAGCGTTTTCATCAAGGGCAGTATCACGCTGGGCATTATCGCACGGTAAAAGCGATGCCAGAGCTGAGATTTAATGAGGACAATGTTCATAAACAATGTAGTGCTTGTAACAATCATTTGAGCGGAAATATCACAGAATACCGTATCAACCTTGTACGTAAAATCGGGGCAGAGCGAGTAGAAGCATTGGAAAGCTATCACCCTCCTGTGAAGTGGTCGGTTGAGGATTGTAAGGAAATTATTAAAACGTATAGGGCGAAGATTAAGGAGTTGAAATGATTAGATTGCATATCAGCATTGACGATATTTTGAATGTTTGGGTTGAGCCTCTCCCACAATTTGTGTAAATACCTGTTTCTGAGATAATACATTCAGACACAGGTATTTTATTATGAACGAAAAACAACTTCACGCCTTGGCAGCGGAATTTGCCAAAAACCTAAAAACACCAGAAGACCTCAATCAATTTTCACGGATGCTCAAGAAAATCACCGTCGAGGCTGCGTTAAATGGTGAACTGACCGACCATCTTGGTTATGAAAAACATCAGCCTAGAAAAGGTAAAAATGCACGTAACGGTTACACATCTAAGACCGTCATTTGTGATGAAGGTGAGATAGAAATTGAGACGCCTCGTGACCGTGACGGCACCTTTGAACCGCAACTTATCAAGAAAAACCAAACCCGCATCACAGGAATGGATGAGCAGATTATTGCCTTATATTCCAAAGGGTTAAGTAATCAGGAAATCGTTGAAATGTTCAAAGAACTCTATGATGCGGATGTGTCAAGCAGCCTGATTTCTCGCGTTACCGACGCCGTGAAAGAGCGCGTAATGGAATGGCAAAATCGCCCACTTGATGCGGTTTATCCAATTGTTTACCTAGATTGTATCGTAGTGAAAGTACGCCAAGATGGACGAATTATCAACAAATCCGTGTTTGTTGCCTTGGGTGTGAATCTTGAAGGACATAAAGAGTTATTGGGGCTTTGGATTGCTGAAAATGAAGGTGCGAAGTTCTGGGCAAATGTGCTGACAGAGCTTCAAAATCGAGGCTTAAAAGACATTTTTATTGCCTGTGTAGACGGTTTAAAAGGCTTCCCAGAAGCCATCAATGCAGTCTATCCTAAAACGAAGATTCAGCTTTGCATTGTGCATTTAGTGCGTAACAGCTTGAAATTCGTTTCGTGGAAAGATTACAAAGCCGTCACCGCAGATTTAAAGCAGGTTTATCAGGCCTCGACGGAAGCACAGGCTCGCGAAAATCTGACCGCACTTTCGCAAAAATGGCAGGCAAAATACCCGCTTGTGGCGAAAGGCTGGGAAGATAACTGGGCAAATATTGCCACATTTTTTGATTATCCAGCTGATATTCGTAAAGCGATTTATACCACGAATGCCGTGGAATCGCTTAATAGCGTGATTCGTCGCGTGATTAAAAAACGAAATGTATTCCCGACGGATGATTCCGTTTTCAAAGTGATTTGGCTTGCGATTAAAGATGCATCAAAAAAATGGACAATGCCGATTCAGAACTGGAAACTGGCGATGAATCGATTTATGATTGATTTTGGTGATCGCCTAGACGATCACCGTTAA